GGTGACGGTGCCACCGTTGGTCACGTGATTATTTATATTCATGTCGAGGTTGGTGCTTTCAAACCCCAGCCAATTGTTTGCGGTGTCATGCGTTCCGATGATGGTCCAATAGACGCCTCCCGGGAGAGAAGTGGGGTAAATCCACGCCTCCATCGTCCATGAGCCGCTCCAAATTGCTGGGTCGACGCTGATCGAGGCACCATCCGATCCATTAAGCGAGTTCGACGTTCCGGCGCCACCCAGAGCGGCGGTGCCTATCTTCACCGTTCCGGTTTCAAGCTTACCGCCGCCCAAGGCGGAGATCGTTCCCCCATAATCCTCCGAGAATGATGTAGAGCCCGCGCTTCCGTCAAAGTGCACGAGGGCAAATTGCCAGGGACCGGCCGGTGCCGATGACCCATATTGAGGCGCTGCTGTTTTTGCAGTCGCGGTCAGCGCGCCTGTGCCGGCATTCCTATCAATGGATAAATAATTTGTTACCGAGGCCGTGAGCCCCGACCAGAAGCCGGTCTGGTCGCTCGTATAACGGCCAATATAATCGACAGCGCCCGTCGCGCCGAAGCCGGATGCGAACGCGACCTCAACCGGCGTCGACGTTGCCAGGAGATTGACTGCTAGCCCGGTGCCGATCTGGAGCTCAGCCGGCTGGCCTGAGCTCGTAGCTCCTCCGAGCACGGTCTGCCGTGTGGGAATGATAAAGCCCTGGCTGCTTGCGATGGCGGCGGTAACAAAGGCCGTGGTTGCCAGATGCGTAGTGTTGTCCCCGGGCGATTGCGTCGGCGCGGTCGGGGTCCCGGTCAAGGCCGGCGACGCCAGCGGTGCCAGAAGCGCCGCGGCCGTCTGCGTCTCGAAATTGGTAGCGACGAATGCCGTGGTCGCCAGCTTAGTGCTGCTGTCGGCGCCGGACGGCGTCGGCGCGGTCGGGGTCCCGGTCAAGGCCGGCGACGCCAGCGGTGCCAGGAGCGCCGCGGCCGTCTGCGTCTCGAAATTGGTGGCGACGAATGCCGTAGTCGCCAGCTTCGTGCTGCTGTCGGCGCCGGACGGCGTCGGCGCGGTCGGGGTCCCGGTCAAAGCGGGCGACGCCAGCGGAGCGCCCCCAAGATTTGAAAGCGCGGTCGCGGGCGTTACAACCTCCGAGAGATTATTCGCCGGATTGAGCGGCGTAAAGCCGAGACCGCCGGTAACGTCCCCCGAGGAGAGCGCACTCAGCGCGGTCACGCGACCATAGGAATCGACGGTCGGCTTTGGGCCTGAGCCCGAGACCGAGACCGTGGCAAGATCGAGAGTGCCGCCGCTGAAGGCAAGCCGCGCGGACACCCCGCCAGCCGCCATCGCACCCGCTCCGGTGAAATAGGGGAATTTATTGGCGGACCCGGTGAGCCCGGCCAGGGCGTCGAGGTTTGCGTTCCACGCCTCGACATTGGTCCCGATGACCAGGCCGAGGTTCGCTCGAGCGGTGCTGGCACTCAGAAGTTCAGACAGATTGTTGGCTGGATTGAGCGGGACGAAACCGATGGCGCCCGTGACATCGGCCGACTGAAGCGGGCCGGGGACCCAGGCTGACCCCGAGGAGCGGAGATAGTATCCAGCTGCCGGCGTGACCGTTGTAACCGGGAAACCTCGAAGCGCCTGGACCGTCAGCGCACAATTCGAATTGACGGCATCCCCGGTGAAGACGGGAAGCTGAGTGCATCCGAGGGTGCCGGAGATCTGTGAAAACGAATAGTCCCCGATAGTGGCAGTCACATTGCCGACGCGCCCGAAGACGGTCTGCACGGGCGCGATCAGCGCGAAGGCAGAGAATGGCGCGCGAACGGAATTCCCGCTCTGCGACATGATGACCGAATCGCCAGGCTGCAAGGGAAGTGCGGCCAGCGGGAAATTGCCGAGCCGGATGCCCTGCTGGGCCGAGCTCGAGGATACCGCCCCCAGGAGAAGCAGCGCCGCGCACAGGCCGCGCGCGAGGAGGGCTCGAATGCCGATCATGCGTGGATTCCCCTCAAAGCAGGACGGGCTGCCCCCCGTCCGTCAGGATGATATCACCGTCATCGTCGAGCGCATAGACAGGACCGCCGAGCGGGCCAGGTGCCTTATTTCCTTGGAGATTCCAGGCCCATTGATACTGAAACCGCGTCACGGTGCCATCGGGCTCGGTGATGACCACAACGATGACCATTTGCACGGGAGTCGCCCAGACACACTGCACTGCCACCGTCGCGGCGACTTTGTCCTCGAGGAGCCACTCCAGGGCTTCCTTGCAGATATCGGTCGCCTCTTGAAGCAGGCTCGTAGGATTCGATTTGATTTTCCGGCGAAGCGTCCAGAGCCGGCTGCCGATGGGGCTGCTCTCGTAGGAATCGGGCCACCATCCGCGACGGTCGGTCGAGCGGTCTGGTGGAAGCTGGTCACGAGGAATGACGCGGTCGGTAAAGAGCGAAATCAGCACGGCCGTCTCGAGGTCCTGGCCGATCACGAGCGCGCCGCCCGCGACCGCCCAATCGCCGCGTTGGCGTTCCCGGTCCCAGAAAATGGCTATGTCCTTCATGGCTTCGTCCTTGGCTTAAGGCGGCGGGAGCGGGCCGGCGACCCAGGGATGATTCACGGTCGAAGATACACCCGGGAGATTCATCCAGTTATCTAATTTGAAGACGCCCGGGCTCGTTTCGGTCCAGCGCAGGCCCCAGCCGTCGACGTCCCAGGAATATGAGTGCGATGCATGCACCACTATATCCTTGCCGAGCACGGTTACGAGATTCGGACTGCTCACAATGATGCCCGAGGCTTTGAGATAAACGCTATTCCCGAAAGCGTCATAGACCATCGCCTCTCCGGGGAGCATTCCCTTGGGGCGATACTTTTGGTTGTTGCTCCCGATGACAACGGGGTTTGATGGGTCGCCGGCAATATTCAGCATGACCACATCCGTGCCAACGGGCAGACACCCGGCAAATCCGAAATTGACCACAATCGGACGGCGGTCGCGCGTGACCAGGTCATTGATGATGGCCTGCACGGTCGCGATGGTGCCACTCTCGTCAGGCGGAGCCGAGGTCCGCCCGAGCTCCACGAGCGTCAGGATGCGACGATAAAGCCTGGTTATTGGATTGCTCATCTGCCGGTTATCCCAGTTGGCGCAGGACCGCCCAGCGCCTGCCCGACCTGCCAGTCGTAAAGCTGCAGGACATTGGGCTCCGGCTGATAAGCGGCAGGTGGCATGAGCGTAACATCGGCGACCTTGCCGCGCTGCGCATCTTCGATGAATGAGACCTCGCCAATGACCCAGGAGTCCTTAGGCGCCAGCTTCAGCTTCGGCACGTAGACCGGAGCGGTCGCGTTCGGCGTCCAGAGTTTCCCCTTGCTGTCACGCCATGTGTCGACCGTGCACGTGAGCGCCTGGCTGCGGCCGATGTGCCTGGCCTTTTCCCAATTCGCGCGAGCCACGGCAAGCGACTGCCCGTTAACGAGTTGCTCCGAGGCGATCACCATTTGCCTGAAGCGCGGCACGGTATCGTCCAGCACCGTGGCAATTAGATTCCCCTGGGTACCGATATCGTGCAGTCGGTCGACCGTCATCAGCACCGCCAGATATTTCGAGAATCGCTCGTCGGCGGTGAACGTAACGTCCGCGGCTTGGATATTGACGCCCTGCTGAAAGCCGCTCGAGTGGGCTCCCCCGCCGCCGGCCTGTGCCAGAATCAGGTTTCCGTCTGGGCCATCGTAGGCGAGGAGTGCGGCGTAGCGGGTGATGCGCTCGATGATTTCATAAGGAGTCTCGCTCAATTCGACGTTAAAGAGCGGAATGGCAGGACCGGCGCCGGCCAGCGACGTCACCTTGATACCATAGGGCGCGGCCAAGTCCTGGGCCAAGGCCAGGGCGCTCGCACCGGAGATCTGCGCGCCAGCGATGACGGCCGAGCAATCGACGATATCCTCGCACCGGCTCCGGCCCATGATGCGGACGTTATGGCCGGTCGTTGAAAAACCGGCTGCATAGCGGTCGACATAGCCGTCGATGAGAAGGTCCGGGCCGGCGTAAAGCTGACAGGAATCGAACGGCCGAATGTCGATATTCGCGGCGCTGGGAAATTTCTCGGTGACCAGAAGGTCAAAGTCCGAGGGGCATCGCTCCACGCCGCGCGTCACCCGTACCGATTTCCAACCGCCCCAGGCGACGTTTCGCACAACCAGCGTGACCGTGTCGTTGGGCGCGGCCATCGGCCTTAATCCGAAAGGGCTTTAAACGACAGCGGCATAAACAGCGACATCGGCGGGTCCGCTCGAGCCACGAGTTCACGGTCGCGCGCGGCGTCCTGGTAGATGCGATAGGCCAGCACGAGCGAAGGGATCGCCGCCTTGAAGGTGAAGGTTGCCAGGCGCGGAAGCTGCGCGCCGCGGGTCTCGAGGTCGGCCGCGACCGCCGTCCGCATATCCCTGAATGCCGAATAGGTCGCGTCGTCGTCGCCGTCCGCTGCCAGCGTTATCTCGGCGTCGAGGAGAGCACAGATACTGGTTCGAACCGCGACCGCGTCGTCGTATGAGCTCGGCAAGTAATCGGCCGAGGCGCTCGCGAGCGAGATGAGAGCCGAGCGCCGGGCCACGGCGAGCTCGATGTTCCATAGCGTGGCGATGGCGGCGCCGATGGGGGCCGAGCTCACGGGCGGACTCGAGGAATAGACCGCCAGGGCGGAGAGAAGCCGGATCTGGTCCGCCGGGTCATTGACCGCGGCCCTGACTGTCTCGGTGAGCGCCATGAGCGCCGTAACCAGCGCCGTGGGCGGATCGGCGATGAGAAGGGCCGCGCTCACCGCTTCCGAAGCCGCCGCCTCGAGCTCGGTCTGCTGGGTTATGGCCTGCGCCAGCATTTCAGCCGTGGCCTCGCTGACCTGAGCGATGACCGGCTGCGTCAAATCGATAGGAGGAAGCGCAGGCGAGCCCGCCAGCGCACCATTGTCGTAGCGCCCGAATGATGCATCGGCCACGAGGAGACCGATGCCCTTCGTGGCACCGGAGATGCGCGCCGAATTTGCCGCGAGCGATACGACCAGGGCGGCGAAACCTTTGATGGCGCCAGCGGCACCCTGTGCAATTTGAGCGTTAAGCATCAGCTTTTAGCCAGGTTGTCGACCTTGCTCGAGGCGTCAGCCGCGACCGCGGCGCCGGCATTGTTGGCGGCGGTCTTGGTGACGTTCTGGGTCGAAGACACTGCGGCAGGGAAGATGACCGCGCCGCCCTCGATGAAGCGGAAGGCAATCTCCACCATGCGGCCGGCTTCGGCGCGCTCGCCGATGCTGCATTCTATGAGATTGGCGTAGATCGTTCCCAGCGACGGGTGCATGAGGGTGCCGAGCCCGGGAATTTCGGCAGCGTCGAGCATGGCGTCGCGCTGGTCGTAAACATCGTCCCCTACCAGGAATCCCCTGAAGGTATAGCTGCGAGTGCCGCGGCCGAGGTCCTCGACATAGACCGTGTCGCGATCAGGATACTCGTGCAGTGCCGTGCGGCGACCGCGCACAACCACCGCCTCCTTGACGGCGAACGGTACGCCGCGCCAGGATGCCTGCTGAAGGCGCCAGGACCAGAATCCGAGGCCAGCGACGAAACTCTGGAAATCCATTATGGACCTGCCGCCGGCATGGCTGTCTCAACGCGCGGCGGACCCGCCATCGCGCCGCCCGAGGAGCGAGCGTTAACCGTGGTGCCGGCCGGAGCACCTCCCAGGCGCACGTTGACGTCCACAGTGCCGGATGGCCCAGCGGCGCCCGCCGTGCCCCCGAGATTGACGCCGGCTGGCTGTCCCAGCGCCTGGCTCACCCCTTGCGCGACCATGCCGGCGGAGAGCGCCACGCCATTTTCGTGCTGAGCCATTGCCGAGAGCACGGCCTGCGCGACGGCCGGATCGCGCATATTGATCGGCGTGTCGGGGTCGAAGCCGGTCGTCTTCGAGACATCCGCGACGTAGGCCGCGGTGTTGTTTTCACCAGGCGGCGCCCAGCGCGAAATCATTTGGCGTAGCGTGGTGAGCCCGTACGCCTGCTGGTAGACGATTAGCTGACGCTCGGCGGCGGCGATGCCCGACTGCATCGATGCATAGACGCCATAGCCGCCTTTGTCCTGCCCGATGGTGTCGGCCTGCCCGGCATATTTTAGGTTGAGCGGGTTGTTGTTGCGCATGCCGCGCGGGCCTGCATGCATCCAATCGCGCATCTGGCCCCAGAAAGACTTTGTCGGGATAAGCGCGTCTGCGGCGTCGCGCTGTTTTTTCCACGCCTCAATCTGATCGCCTGACATCGCCGGCTGGCTGCTATCGCCGGAGAGTGCCAGGGGGAGCGTGACCGCGGCGGCGGGGCCGGCGCCGATGCCGAGCCCCAAGCCGCCGGCCGTGCCGGTGCCGAGGAGGGCGCCGGTGCCAACCGTGGCCGCGCGGACGGCAAGCGCCAGCTTCGTTAGGTTTGCGAGCACGGCGATGAATTTGGAGCCGAGCCACAGGGCGAAGATGACCTCGATGGTTCGGCGCCAGCCGCCGAGCGCCTGTGCGACATCATTGGCGCCATGCGCGATGAGGCTTATATCGTTGCCGATTGCGCGCCAGCCCGTGTCCTGCAGGAATTTTGCAAAGGCTTTGACCTGGTCCGTGATGCCCGTGGCAATCCACTCGCGGTTCGTGGCGATCCATTCCGCGAATTGATGGAGGAGCGGGCCGAGCACGGGGGCGAGGTCCACTGAAATGGTATTTGTGAAGCCCTCGAGCGCCATTGACAGTTCGGTCTGAGCCCGACGCAGGGCGATGGCCGACTTTGCGGCATCGGCATTAATAACGCCGTAGTGCTTCGCCATTTCGACGTATTCCGCGATGCCGGCAGAGCCGCGGCGCAGGAATGGCAGAAGCTGCTCGCCGGCACCCCCGAGGAGTGCGGTCGCGGCGCGCGCCTGCAGGGTCGGGTCTTTGATGGCGGCGATTTTGTCGGCGAGCTCCGGCAGGACGTCCACAACGTCCCGCGCCTGATTTGCCCCCGTGCGAAATTCAATGCCCAGAGTGCGGAAATAGAGAAGCGCCTCGGGGTTTCGACCGCCGATGGCGTCGGTCATGCTGTCCTTCAGGTTCTGCAGGCCAGAATCCAGCGCGGCGGCGGTCGAGCCCGATAGGCGGGCCGCACCCTCGA